CCAGACTGTGGGCCAAAAGGCTTTTATAGGGTATTTTTTTTTTTTTTAAAATTATGGGTATTCTTAAGAAAATCTGAGGAATAATCTATTTTTAGAAACATGATTTTTATTATTTTTTAATTAATAAAAAACGGTTGCACACAAATGGTTTATAGAAGTGGTTTTAAGCGCCGTCGCAATTATCGTCGAGGTAGTCGATATGCTAAGAAAAGGACTCTGTACAAGAGAAGATTCGCAAGAAAGAAGTCATATAAAAGAAAAGCTTTAAGTGTATTTAACCGTAGACTCCAAGTGAATCCCAGCTTCGCTTATGCTAGAATGAGATATGTTGAAGGAATATTTATATCAACATCAGCTGATAATGTAGCTAACATATATGTATACAGAGCTAATAGTGTATACGATCCTAATAAGACTGGTGTGGGTCATCAACCAACAAATAGAGATTACTGGGCAGAAAGATACAGAGATTATTGTGTCATCAGCTCTGTGTGTACTGTCAAATATGTGAGAAACTTAGGAAATACTCACAATCCAGAAGGAATAATGAAAGTATATACAGCTAACGCAGCAGATGAAACTAATTATCCAGATAAAACTTCAGAATTATTAGAATATAAAGGTGCTGGATGTAAGATGATTGGTGGTGTATTGGATGATACAACTCAGAAAAACAAATCAAAAGCATACTTTAATTCAAACAAGTGGTTTAAAAAGAAAACTCTATCTGATGAAGACCAATGGTGTACATTCCAACAAAATGCAGTAAAAGAAGTATACTTTATAATTGCAGCTGGTAGTTGGTTAGCTGGTACAACATACAACTTCCTAGTTGAAATTGATTACTTCGTGGCCATGAGAAACAGAATCGAATACAACGCAGAACAATAAATTAAAAAAAAAATATTTTTTTATTTGTTTATTTATTTAGGCAATCCTAGTCGGGTCCGTGGCGCTGGCGCACCACGGCGAACAATCCGCTTCGCGGCTACAAACGGGTAGCTAGACAGATCATGTCATATCTGTCAGAAGACAATGCCGTGTCGTCAGGATATTGATTCATAAAGACGATGACATGAGGCTTTGGATATATTCTAGGAGGTGCACCATACATTCCTGCAGGCTTAAAGCCATTCTTAATATTCTCCATAACTACATATGGATTATGATCTTCTTGACCATTAGATGTACGTGCAAGATCGAAAATAACCACTCTTTGGCCTTTATAGTTATGATATATACGATCATGCTTAGCTTGTCCAATAAGATATGTTGTTGAAGGAAACAAGGCATAATAATGCATAGCAAAGAATGACTTACCTGTATTGCCTTGTCTATCAACATAGAAATGTATGAGACGTGGGTCAGGTTCTCCTTGCAGCTTGTCATACAACTCCTGTTGCCATTCGCGAAGAACTGTGGGTGCAACAGGTACTGGTGGTGTGAGAATTTCAACCAATTCTCTCATGCCTCGTCCGTATCTAATGAATGTGCTGGGCTCAAACTCAGCGATGTTTCTGAGTCCCTCGTCGTTTGGCTGTGCTCGGAGGATTCCAGCTGCTCGTTCAAGATCTGATCGGAAACCTGCTCCGACAGATATATTTCCAGCCTCGAAATAGTCACCGCCCTTGGTACAGTAATTACGATTCTTCGCCGGTGATGCGAAGGCTGGAGAGAGATATGCGCGTTGGAAATCGGGGATCTTAGCAATAGTTGAGACGCGCTTCTTGGAGATAAATTCCATGTAACCCTGTAGATGTGGGGTGCCCTTCGCAGCACCCTTCTCTCGTCCATAGACCATGTACGAATAGACCGCGGGATCGAACGTGGGTTCGCTCGTATAGTTATTGATTGTGAAGACGAATCTGTGTCCTGAGGGTTCTCGCTTGGCAACGGGTTCCTCGACGACAACATTGGAGTTGTCGTCGATATCGGTGGATTCTGGCTCTGGGTTCTTGCGTTTCTGAGGCGTGACATTTTTCTTAGGCATTTGGCTCCAAGGTTTGGCTCCACAGTCTGGGTAATAATATACCAGACTGTGGGCCAAAAGGCTTTTATAGGGTATTTTTTTTTTTTTTAAAATTATGGGTATTCTTAAGAAAATCTGAGGAATAATCTATTTTTAGAAACATGATTTTTATTATTTTTTAAT